TTGGTCTTGCCACTGTTGTTGCCACGGCAGGCACCGCGCAGGTGTTTCGTTTCCGTAAGACGGGTACGGCGACTTACACGGTCTATCGTTACGGCTAATGGCGCGGGGGGCTTCGGCCCCCCAAACCTGTAGGAGTTTATATGGCGGCTATTGTTCTAGTTCACCCTGTCCACGGCGCTAAGGTGGCAACCTCTGAGCAAGAGGTGGAATATGATAGCCTTTCCGGCTGGACGCGCTATAGTACTGCTACGGAAACACCGGCTGTCGTAATTGACAACGCTCTAGCCCCTGTGAAGCGTCGGGGCAGGCCACCAAAGAGTGCTTCCGAATGACCACCGCTGGCGACCTCATCAACAGTTCATTGCGGCTTATCGGCGTATTGGCCGAGGGTGAAACGCCTTCAAGCGAAACGTCAAACGACGCGCTTGTAGCGATGAACCAAATGCTTGATAGCTGGTCAACCGAACGATTGGCAGTGTTTGCAACACAGGATCAGGTGTTCACATGGCCCGCCGGACAGATTAGCCGCACACTAGGCCCTAGTGGCGACTTTGTTGGCAATCGCCCTGTTGCTGTGGATGATAGCACCTATTTCCGCGATGCAGGCACAGGCATTAGCTACGGCATCAAGATTATCAATCAGCAGCAATATGACGCCATTGCGCTCAAGACGGTAACCAGCACGTTCCCGCAATTGCTGTGGCTGAACATGAACATGCCCGACATTGAGATGTTTGTTTATCCTGTGCCGACAAGGGCGCTGGAATGGCATTTTATCTCTGTCGATGAATTGACGCAGCCCGCAACGCTGGCAACAGATTTGGTGTTCCCGCCCGGCTATATGCGCGCATTCCGCTATAGCTTGGCGGTCGAACTTGCGCCTGAATTTGGCATGGAGCCCTCACCAACGGTTGTTCGCATTGCCCTTGCGTCCAAGCGTAACCTGAAACGCCAGAATAGCCCACTTGATGTAATGGCGATGCCTTATGCTATTTTGGGACAACCGGGGCGTTACAACGTGTATAGTAATGCCAATGGGTAACGCTATGTTATATTCGGCTGGTCGGATGCATCGCCCGCTTGGCTTCGCGGTAGGCAGCTTCCGCCTCATCTGCGGTCGTATACGATCCAAGATAGCGCGATACACCATTTGTACAAATGCGTGCGCGAAAGCTATTTCCTTGCTTTGCAACACCAAGACGTCCTGTCTGGTTTCGTTTATGCGCGGTAACTTGATTTTGAATATTCTCAGCGGTCGTGACGTCACGCAAATTACCCAGCCTATTATCTGCTCGGTTTCCGTTAATGTGGTCAATATCGTTTTTGGGCCATTCACCAAAAACATAAAGCCAAATCAAGCGATGCGCACGATAAGTGACCTGATCAATTCTAATAACTTGGTATCCACTCCAATTAATACTACCCGCAACACTTCCCGCCATAATGCGGCGATTGGGTTTAATTTTCCAACGAAAAATTCCCAATTCAGGGTCGCAATCAAGCACTTCTTTGAGCCGGGTTATGGTCACCATTATTTTTCTCCTATGGGGATTTCATGCGATAAAACCCGCATTTCGTCAATGGTAAAGGCGTTATGAAGAGTCCGATATTAGGATCATCCTACCAAGCACGCAGTCCTAACGCGGCTGACGCGCGGATGGTTAACCTATTCCCGGAAGTCATCCCAGAAGGTGGCAAAGAAGCGGCATGGCTGCAACGTGCGCCGGGTTTGCGGTTGCTTCAGGCTATCAGCGCAGACCCTATTCGCGGCTCGTGGGCGAATACCACAGGTACGGCATTCTATGTGGTGTCTGGCAGCGGCGTCTACAGGCTGACGACAGCAACCGGCACGCCTACCTTAATCGGAACGGTCACCGGCACCGGCCCTGTGTCTATTGCTGACAATGGCACGCAATTGTTCTTTGCCTGCAATCCTGACGGCTATATTTACAACGAAACCACGGGCGTGTTTGCGCAGATCACCGACCCTGATTTTGCTGGCGCTGTCAAGGTTGGTTATATCGACGGCTATTTTGTGTTCAATGAGCCTAACAGCCAAAGGATATGGGTGACGAGCCTGCTGGAAGGAACGTCGGTTGACCCGCTGGATTTTGCCAGCGCGGAGGGTTCGCCAGATCAATTGATCGCAATCATTGTTGACCACCGTGAAGTGTGGGCTTTTGGCACGACCAGCACGGAAGTGTTCTATAACAGCGGGCAGGCTGACTTTCCACTAACACGCATTCAAGGCGCGTTTAACGAGATTGGATGCGCGGCCCCGTATTCTGTCGCCAAGATGGACAACCAAATCTATTGGCTGGGCAAGGACGCACGCGGCTTCGGTATGGTTTATCGTGCGGCGGGCTACATCGGGCAGCGTATCTCGACCCATGCGGTAGAATGGCAAATCCAGCAATATGGCGACTTGTCGGCAACGACGGCATTTACCTATCAGCAGGACGGGCATAGCTTCTATCAGTTGAACTTCCCGCAAGCCGGTGTGTCGTGGGTTTTCGACGCTGCTACGGGCGCTTGGCATGAACGGGCGTACTGGGGTGGCACAGCGTTTGAGCGGCATCGTGCGGATAACCAGTGCGCTTTTGGTGGCACCACGATTGTTGGTGATTATGAAAACGGCAACATCTACGCGCTGGACCCACTGACGTATTCTGACAATGGAAACGAACAACGCTGGCTTCGATCATGGCGTGCACTGCCAACCACAAATTTTAAGCGTTCGGTGAACCATTCATTGCAGATCGACGTGCAGGCAGGTGTAGGGCTTAACACCGGACAAGGCAGCGATCCACAAGTTGTGCTACGCTGGTCGGATGACGGCGGGCATACTTGGTCAAGTGAACACAGCCGTTCAATGGGCGCAATCGGCAAAACTGGCACGCGGGTTATATGGCGCAGGTTAGGGACGACGCTAAAGCTACGTGACCGCGTTTACGAAATTTCAGGTACAGACCCGGTAAAAATTGCTATCATGGGCGCTGAACTGGTCGTGTCGGGCACCGCGTCATGATTACAAACATCACACCTCCCCGCGTTGCGTTTCTCGACCCTCGGACGGGCGCGGTTTCGCGTGAGTGGTATCTGTTTTTCTTGTCTCTTTACAACCTGACAGGATCGGGAACGTCGGTTGTCTCACTGGATGACATCCAACGCTCCCCTGTAGTGCCCATTGAGAGCGTTGAGGCTGCTTTAGGCGCATTGGCGCAATATACCGAGGCGTTGCCACCTAGCGCGCCTGTGGCGGTTGCTGACGTAGTGTTACCGCCTTCTATCGAGGCGTCACCTTATCAGGACACCGCGCCGCGCTATGAGCCTCCTATGGGCGCAAGTGGCACATTCACCACCGTTGACCTAAAGACCGTTACCGTAATCAACGGTATCATCACAGGGATTGTCTAATGTCTGTTATCAACACCGTATTGATCCCCGCCAAGACGGCTGAAAACAGCCAGACAACGCAATATACGTCAACTGGCGTTCTGACGATCATCGACAAATTCACGGCGACCAATTATTCCGGCACGGCGGCAACGTTGTCTGTCAATCTGGTCACGGCATCGGACACGGCGGACAGCGACAATCTGATTGTTAAAGCCAAGACGTTGCAGCCGAGTGAGACGTACACATTCCCGGAGCTTGTCGGCCAATATCTGTCTGTCGGCGCATTTATCAGCACAATTGCAGGCACGGCCTCGTCAATCAACATCCGTGCATCGGGCAGGACTGTATCTTGAGCAATGACGTAGCCTTGCTGGAAAGCGCCTTCTTGACGATGGAGCAGGTTGAATGCCCTGTTAGCCATCATTTCGGGCCGGGCGTGTATATCCGTGAGGTGGTTATGCCTGCGGGGGCGTATATTATCGGCCACAACCACCGCGAACCGCACTTTAACGTGATGCTTGAAGGTCGGTTGACGCTGATCCGTGAGGATGGCACGCGCGAGGAATTAACGGCCCCCATGACGTTTGTGGCGGAACCAGGGCGCAAGATTGCACAGATACACGAAACGGTGCGCTGGCAGAATATCTACGCCACGAACGAAACGGACGTTGGCAGGATTGAAGACCAGCTTTTTGAGAAGAGCGCGGGCTTCCTTGGTGTGCAGCGCCTTTTACCAGACTACACGGCGGCGCGAAAAGATTTTCGCCTTGCTATCGCTGAATACGGGTTCACGGAACAGCAGGTGGCCTGCATTTCGACCGATGAAAGCGATATGGTTTCGCTTCCGTTTGGTGAATACAAGTTCACGACGGGGCCGTCTGACATTCATGGTCGCGGATTGTTTGCGACGGGCGATTACAAGCCGGGCGAATTTATCGCGGCTGCGCGGATAGGGGGCAAGCGGACTATTGCAGGCCGTTTCACCAATCATTCACCTACGCCAAACGCTGAAATGTTTGAAAATGACGGCGATATTTATCTGCTTGCAAAAAGCGTGATTTATGGATGCAAGGGTGGTATGAACGGCGATGAAATAACCGTTGATTATCGCCAAGCGTTAGGAGTGCACTAGAATGTCGGCGGTAGCAGCAGCAATCGGAGCAACGGCAGCGATAGGCGGTTCGCTTATCGCGTCAAGCGGGGCGAAGAATGCCGCAAAGACGCAAGCGGCGGCGGCTGATCGTAGCGCACAAGTTCAGCAAGATATATTCAACAAGCAAGTTGAACTTCAAGCGCCTTTCCGTGAGGCGGGCCTTACCGCACAGAACCAGCTTTTGCAGCTTCTAGGGATTGGGGGTGATAAGACCGCTGCGGGTTATGGAAGCGCCGCACAATCGTTTGGTATGGATCAATTCCAAGCTGATCCGGGTTATCAGTTCCGGCAAGACGAGGGCATGAAGGCCTTGGAGCGGTCGGCTGCTGCACGTGGCGGACTGTTGTCAGGTTCGATGCTTAAGGGCATCCAGCGCTTTAGCCAAGGTCAAGCCTCAGACGAATATAACAACGCATTTAACCGCTATCAGGTTGAGCGGAACGCACGGCTAAACCCGTTGCAATCGCTTATGGGCGCTGGGCAGACAGGCGCTAACACACTGACAAACGCGGCTGGTCAGTTGGGGCAAGGGCTTTCTGACAGCATACAGAACGCTGGCGCGGCTAGGGCGTCGGGTTATGTCGGCTCGTCTAATGCGTTGGCATCGGCTTTGGGTGGCATTGGAAATTCACTTGCGCAAGGTTATGCTTATAACAGTGGCGGCGGCGGGAATGTCTACAACAGACTGACCCCATCGGCTGCAAGCACCATCGCTTCTAATCCGGGAATTTTCTGATGGCTAACCAGATGATTGCCTTGCAAGCCCGCGCACCGGATATGCCATCGTTTACGGATTACATCCAAATCCGTGAACACGCGCAAGACCGGCAGAACGCTATGCTTAAGCAGCAGCAAGAGCAAAACGCCATGTTGCGCAAGCAGACTGAAGCGGATGCGATGAATAACGCATACGGGCAGGCGCTCGATCCAGCTACGGGGCGTATAGATGCAAACAAACTTAGCAGCCTTTTGGCGCAAGGTGGCTTTGGCTCATCAATTCCCGGCGTGCAGCAAGAGCTTTCCAAAGCGCAAGGCGAACAGACTAAAACCAGCGCGGCGCAGCTCGAGCATCTCATGAAGTTCTCTGAGGCGTCACGCAGCGAGTTCGGCAATGCTGCAAGCCCTGAGGACGCGCTAGGCCGTGCGCAACGGCTGGCGCAAGCGTTTCCTGATATGGCACCACACTTGCAGGCTGGCCTTGCTGATATGCCGAAAGACCCTGCCGGTTTTGCCGCATGGAAGCAGGATGTTCTTCGTAAGAACCTGACAGCCGAACAGCAGTTAAAACAGCACTTCCAAGCGCAAACGACCGGTGATGGTGTTCGCGTGTTGTCGATCCCTGAATATGGCGGTGGCGGCGCTACAGTAGTGCCCGGTTCGCAAGGCTCGCTTCCACCGCAGACGCAATTCGTATGGGGTGCAAATGGCGGGAACATCGTTGACACGCGGACGGGGCAGGCCACGCCTGTTACTGAAGGTGGTATATCTTCTGGCGCTGCCCCTGCGTTGGCGACAAACCCCGGCGCGCTCAAGGATGGGCCGTTCGCGCGGTCACAGCCGGGATATGCAGGCGCTAAAGGCGGGTTTGCTACCTTCACCACACCAGAGCAGGGGATTGCAGCACAAGAGGCGCTTCTGCGTTCGCGATATATCGGGCGTGGTCTTAACACGGTCAGCAAGATTATTGACACGTATGCGCCTGTCGGGCCTGAAAACAGCCCTGCCAGCGTGGCAAATTACAAGGCCTATGTTGCGCGCCGTGCGGGCATTGATCCTAACGCACCGATCCCGCCTGATAAGGTTTCTGCCGTGGCAGCGGCGCAACGTGAGTTCGAGACGGGCAACCGTGGCGGCGGGCAGTTGAAGCCTGCTCCTACGGCTGCACAAGCTAAGGCGGCTGCGGCTAATAAAGGTGAAACTCCTGCCTACTCACAGAGTGCGCTTGATGCATTTGACCGTGCAATCGGCACGGCTAACCGGCTGCTTGAACATCCCGGCTTTAATGCTGGCGTTGGCCTTCCTTCAATTAACCCGCTTGATGGCAACCTTGCTGGCATGGTTGTGCCCGGTTCGCCTGCCGCTGACTTCCGCGCCGAACTGAACGCGCTTAAGGCGCAGGTGTTTTTGCCTATGGTGCAGAGCATGAAGGGCATGGGCGCGCTGTCGAACGCTGAAGGCGAAAAGTTGACGGCTGCAATTGGTGCGCTTGATGCGAATATGAGCGAAAGCGGTTTCCGTTCATCCCTGAACCGCGTCATCAAGGATTTGCAGGCATACAAGCAACGCGGGATGAAGGGTGGGGCCGCTAGTCCCGGTGGCAACGTCATTCGCTATGACGCGCAAGGGAACCGCATCAAATGAGCAAGCGGGCGCAACTCCCCAATGGCGACATTCTGGAATTTCCGGACGATACGCCCGATGCGGTGATGGATCGTGTGGTTAAGTCGCACGTGACGAAAAGCGCGCCCAAGGCTCCTGCCAAGCCTAAAGGCTTTGGGCAACAAATGCTCGACGCAAGCGCTAATACGCTTGCCGGTCTTGTGCAGGGCGTAACGTCTATTCCTGATATGGCTGCTGATGCTGGCGATGTTATCAATAGGCAAATTAGGCGCGGCGTCGGCGGTGTTGTGAGTGGTGGCTTACGTGCGGTTGGTGCAGATCGTGCGGCAAACTTTATTGACAGAGGTGTTGCCGCAACTGATCGCCGTGGGCCGACTATAGGTAGTGAGGTTGAAAAGCTATCCCCCACACCGAAGAGCGGTTCAGGACAAGCGGCGCGTATGGGTGCACAGTTGATGGGTGGTATGGTTAGCCCCGTTAATGCAATGCTACCTAAGGCTCCCGCACGCCCTACAGCGCCCCGCGCGACATCACCAAACGCCTTGCGTGAAGTTGTGAAAGAAGGTGAAAAGCGCGGCGTTCGCGTGTTCACTAGCGACATTCGCCCACCAAAAACAATCGTCGGCAAAGCCTTACGCGGGCTGGGTGAGAAAATCCCATTCGCGGGCACAGGTGGTTCGCGATCTGCACAGGCAGGCGAGCGGGTCAAGGCGGTCACAGATTTTGCGGCTGAGTTTGGCGCTGATAATCCTGGCGCTGTCGAAGCTGTGGCTAAGGACTTCCTTGCAACACGGGGTAAGGCGCTGTCTTCCCTGACGCGGCAAAAGTCTGCGGTTATTAATCGTGCGCAGGGCCTTGCGCCTGTTTCCAAGACGCTAGACGCTATCGACGGGCAAATTGCGGATCTAACGTCGCGCGCAACGCCGTCATCGTTGAAGGCTGCGGAAGTGCTTAAATCGCTTCGCCCTAGCTTTGAAGGTAAGACGCTACAGCAGCTTGAAGCAATGCGCCAAGATGAACTTGGTAGCGTGTTCAAGTCAGACACGATGGCCGACATCAAGGACGTTGGCGAAAAGGCAATTCGTGCGATCTATGATCCATTGCGGCAAGATATGGGTTATTTCATCAAGTCAACCCAAGGTACCGAAGCCTATCGAGCATGGCGCTCAGCTAATGCGCAGCTTTCCAGCCTTGCGGGGGAATTGAAGGTTTCCGGCCTTAAGCGTTTGTTGCGCACAGCGGATGCAACGCCTGAGAATGTCGCTTCCATGTTGTTTAGCGCCAAGCCTAGCGAAACACGCCTTCTGTTTAGCAACCTAAGCCCCGCTGGCCAGACAAAGGCCCGCGCGGCATTGCTCCACAGGGCAATGGAAAAGGCTGGTTCTATCGGGCCTGATGGCGCAAATGTCGTTAGCCCCGAACGGTTCGTTAACGAGGTTTCACGGCTCGGCAAAAACATCGGTGTGACATTCCAAGGCAATGACGCGGCGGCGGTTGAAGGCTTTTCACGGTTGATTAACGCAACCCGCCAAGCGGGCATTGCCAATGCAAACCCGACGACCGGCGCGCAGTCTGTGCCTTATCTGATCGGCGGTGGTTTTGCATCGCTAGGCGCAGTTAAGGGCACACTTGCCGCACTAGGCGCAGGCGGGCTTGCAAGGGCATATGAAAGCGCCCCGGTGCGCAATGCGCTGATCGGGCTTGCCAAGGCTCCTAGCGGGCAACATGGCGTAGCCATGCAGCGCGTCGCAACTGCCCTGACAGCCTTCGCTAACAACAATAAACCAGTGCGTGCTCTAAACGATAATGTCGGGGTGCGCGCAGCAGCCGGTGATGGTAAAGAAAATCAGCAGGAATAATAAATGACGCTTAAGCCAAATGGGTTTGACCAGCATAATTAGACAGCATAACACAATCGCGTGCCAGACTTTCAAGAATTAACCCCATCGTTGGATAACGAAGGACCATAACATGACAACGTCCTTGATGCCAAATGCCAAACAGCAATATTTCACGGCTAATGGCGTGCCTCTTTCGGGCGGATTGCTGTATACGTATGAGGCAGGGACGACGACGCCTAAGGTAACGTATTCAGATGCTGCGGGAACGACGCCAAACGCTAACCCGATTGTTTTAGATAGCCGAGGCGAGGCAACTGTTTTTTGGGATGGTTCATACAAGGTTGTTCTAAAGGATAGCCTTGGCACGACGATTTGGACGCAAGACAATGTTGTTGTTGAATCCTTGGCTTTGCGCGCCGACCTAGCCTCAACCGCATCCGGCAAAGGCGCAAACTTAGTTGGAATCGATGACGCTGTAACATACGACCCTGACACTGTAGGATCATGGCTGCGCGTCATTCTCAATAAAGGTGTTTCTCTCGATTTTGAGGGTAGTGGGTCGGACGCCGGTTTAATTAAACCTTTCATCTGGTACAACCCAGCCCCAACTGCGACCGATGTTGCTGATTTTGGTATCTTGCGTCGGTCCGCAACTGGTGGCACTGCTGGTGTTACAAATTCAGCATTCCGCGTCATCCATGTTGCGCAGGCTGGGACTGCCTCATTTGAGTGGGCGTCTTTGTCCATCATGGAAAACAACGCCACTGCTGGCGAGAATGTCGCGGGCTATTGGCAGGGTAAGAAGAACAGCACCGGCCCAACGTGGGCAGGCGTTCTGGAAGCTATCGACACAACCGGAACCGCCAATCCCACAACTGGTCTTGTGGGAGCCGAGGTTGATATTCGCGCCAATGGTACGGACAACAACAATAACCGCGTTGGCGTAGATGTCGTTGTGACGCGCCAACTTGTTTCTGGATCTCCAACCGGAACTGCCATGCAGGCAGGATTCGGCGTTCGGGTTCAAACATCTGGTGACGCCAGCGCCACAGTAAAGACCGGCTTTGGCTTTGCGAACACAACCAAGGTTGTGACTGCATTTGATTGCTCTACGGCGGAAGTCTCTGGCGATGCTGTCAAGATCGCATCCGGTCAAACTGTATCCTTCGATGAAAACAGCCAGCATCGTATGCGATACCAATCGACAGTAGGCTTGACGTATGGCGCAGGTGGCGTTGACCAGTCATCGCTGCGTCAAGACGGCACGATTTGGAGCCGTCCTCTCACTTTCGCGACGCTCCCCACCGCTGGTGTATTTGGCCGTAAAGCCGTGATTAGCGACTGCACCACAACCACATTTAACGCTGTTGCTGCTGGCGGCGGTGCAAACAAAGTGCCTGTATTCGACGACGGCGCAGCTTGGAGGGTGGGATGATAGCAAGATGGGTAGCAATTTATCGCGTGTGGCGCGGCCAAGCGGAACGGATATGCGCGCCGGGCAAGTGGGTCGTCTGGCGTGATGGTGCGCGGGTTAAAATGGAGGTGATGGGCAATGGATAAGAACGAAAAGGCGCGGCGCATTGTCCGCATCCGCAACAAGCAATCGAAGCTAACCCGCCTAATGCACCATTACGCGGCGCAACTGGTCGCGTTGGATGCAGAACTGTGCGAACTGCTGACAGATTGCATTGATGACGCTGGCCTTGATAATGGCACCGTATCGGCGGCGCGCGCACCAAAGGACGCGGGCTGATGTTGTCGGCTGCGATCTACACCACAAGCATTCTGTTACTTGCAGGTGGCTTTGCAAGGGCTGGTGTGCGGCCTGTCTTGTTCATCCTTGCGGGCGCGTTAATCGGCGGGTTCCTTGCTGGTTCGCATCTGCACAGCGCTGACCGGATTATCGCGTTTATCCTGATTGATCTAGCGACAGTCTTTGCTGTCAAGGTATGGCATGACCGTCCGCGCGATAGATTGGTTGCCGCTGTGGCTGGCATCAATATCTGGTGGTCTGTCGCGTATGTCCTTGGCTCGTATATCAATTATCCGACCTATGCCGCCCTGTTGAATTGTGGTGCGTTGCTGCAACTTCTTATTGGTGGGGGCTTTGTGGATGACTTGGGCCGACGCATTGCTGATCGGCTTGATAGCCTTAGCCCTTGGCTGGGCCACTATATTCGAGATGTGGCAATCTACCACACGAAAGCGCACTGAATGGACGCGGGCAATCATTTCTCGCATGAGACGGCGCAAGTAGTTGCGGGCGCTGCAACGGCGGCGGGTGGGTACGTATACTTCACCAAAACGCAAGGATGGCGCGTTCTGATCGGCGCTGCGGTCACGTTCATGGGCGGGTTCATCGGCTTTGAAGCCATGATTAACATCGTCGGCAATCATCCAGGTGTAGCATCTGGCATCGCATCAACGGCAACGCTGGGCATCATCTTTTCAGTTCGCAAGGCGGCTGAACGGTTTGACGTGTCGTCATGGCTGGGGGAACGGAAGTGACCCTATCAGTCGAAGCCCCCCCGCTCCAGTTCAAGCTAACCCCGCGCATCGTTGCGGCTGTGGCGCATGAAGAAGGGCTTGTTCTGGAAGCCTACAAAGACAGCGTGGGCGTGTGGACGTGGAGCATGGGCGTCACCAACGCATCGGGGCATCAAGTGCACCCGCGCTATCTCGACAAGCCAACCAGCGTTGAACGGGCGCTAGAGGTGGCAATCTGGCTGCTGCAAGAGCGGTACCTGCCAACGGTGCAACGGGCATTCGATGGGCACCGGCTGAAAGAGCATGAGATTGCAGGCGCGTTGTCGTTCCATTGGAATACCGGCGCAATCGGGCGGGCATCATGGGTCAAGCACTGGAAAGCGGGCCTGATCGATCAAGCGCGCGTGGCCTATCTCGATTGGAACAAGCCAGCATCGATCATCCCGCGCCGCAAGCGTGATGCTGCGATGTTTTTCGAAGGTGTGTGGCCTGATCTGACAACACCCATCTGGTCGGTTGCCAAGCCATCGTATCGGCCTGTGCGTCCTAAGCCTTTGGATATTTTGCCGATGCTTGAGCAGATTATGGGGGGCGTGTGATGAACGTTATCGAATTAAAACCAAAGCCGGATGCGTTCGATCTCGCCAAGGCATTGCGCAACATTGCTGATGATATTGAGGCGGGCGCATATAGCTTTGATCCAAATATGGCTGTTGTCGTGCTTGCCACTGAAATTCGCCAGCATGACCGCGAGGGTGTGTCGGAGGGCTTTAATTGGCAGACGCATGGCCTTGGTGAAAAGTGCGGGTACTTCGCTTGTAAGGGTGTCTTGGCGTCGGCTCTTGCTCGCTTTGAATGCGGTGAAGACGCATGAAAGACCACGGCCAACTTATCGCATTCCTGGCAACGCTGATTGCCCTGCTTGTCGTCTACATCGGCACGTTGGTGTTTGCCGCGAATTATCCGTCTGTCGCTGGCAAGGTGGAGATGTTCGGCCTTGGCACGATCACGGGCGGCTTGATCGGCATTTTACGCACCCCTTCGCACAAGACCGTCACGGTGGACAATCCGCCTTCGCAGCCGGTCCCGACTGTGGATGAACCGCAATGATCCCCTTCATCATCCGATACCATCGCGCTCTGATCGGCGTGGGGCTTGTTGTGGCGCTGTTCGTGGCGTTCCGGCTCTACGTGGCAGGGCAGGTTGAACAGGCGCGCCTAGAGGACGCTGCGGCGGTCCAGCGCATGGATGCCATTGCCGATGATGCGGCGGGGCAGGTTGCGGCCACGCAAGCGGCTGCGGTGGAAACCAAGAACAGCGAAGCGCGAACGGCGGCGGCGAAGTCTGATGACCCGCTGGCTGATGGTTTGCGCGCGTTAAACAAGAAGTGATCCCGGCCACGGGGTTCAGTGGCATAGAAGGAGAAAACAAATGCTTACAATTCTCAAGCGCGACAAAGACGGCAATGAGCAGCTTTTTGAGGCCGAAACACTGCACCGCGTAAATCCCGATGGGGAACAATGCGTTCCTGCTGTCGGCAAGTTTATTGCCCACGGCGTCAACCTCGACACTTTACCATCGGATTATTTCGAATTCGATATTGAAGGCCCTTTTGGTGCGGTTTTCGTGATGAACGGAAAGGGCGCTACCGTGGCGAAATACTTCCCATGATCCGGCGCGCAATCTTGGTGGGGGTGGCTTCGGCCACCCTTGCTTCCTGCGGACAAGCAAGACCAGCGGTGGCTAAGCCCCCTGTCGCTCTCCTGCAATGCGCTGACGAACCTATCGCGCCTGATCTGCCACCGCGCGGAATGCAGGACCAACGCGATGTGATGACTTTGGAATACATCCTCGGCCTGCGGTCGGCGTGGGGGTCATGCAAGGCCGCTGTTGCTGGCGTGAAGGCGTGGGTAGACGAAATGGAGCGCAAGTAATGGCTGGCCTGTCCCTATCAAGCGCGCTGACGCTTTCTATGGCTTATCGCGGTGGCGGCGGTAGTCCACCTCCTGCCGTAGCACCACTGCGCACCGCTACGGGCACATTCACAGGCACTGGCGCAAAGCAGGAAATCACACTGCCGTTCGTGCCGGATATGGTTTATGTTTGGGCGGCTGACCAAGCCCCATATTGGCGCAATCGCACGGCATGGCATGGCCGGTCGCAGCGTTTGGACGCAACGCCATCGGCGCACATCATCGGGCCGAACGCTACAGATCCGGTGTGGCTCCCGTTCTTTGAAGCCAAGTTTTCGGTTGAAGCGTCCTATTCGGTAAGCGCCAAGGTCTATCGGTACGCGGCTATCAGGGCCAATGGGGGCGATGCTGTCGAAGAAGTCTCGATCATCGGCAACGCGCTGTCCGGTCGCCTGCTTGACTTCACCACACGCCGGAGCGCGCTGGTCATTGGCAAGCGAGATAGCGCGCGGTCATCGGTGTGGGCAACGGATGGTGCGACAGCCAATCCCACCGGCGCAATCAGCGAAGGGCCGCTAACCAGCGCAATCGCTATTCGTGATGCGGGCGTAACGCTTTCCGATTCCGTTTGGGTCAACGAAAACACGCCGCCTGCCCTTGGTGAAGGCATCGAATATCTGTCGTTCATCAACGGCGAAGGCGTAAAGGTTGAACGCATTACCGGCAACGGTGCAGGCTCTCGCGTTCTGACAGGGCACGGCAAGGTCGCATTCGTTCTGGACGCCACACGGACAAGCGGCGGCGGGGCTGTGGTGCCGCAAATCGTGATCGACGGGCAGAGCGGTGACGGCTTCAACGGCACGGCCCCTGTGGCTCCTGTAAGCCTGTCTGGTGGCTCTTTGACACTCCCAACATCCTACAACACGACTGGCGTTGATTACATCGTGCTATCGCTTGATGACGCAGGCGCAGCTATTGTGCCAGAACCTGTTGAGCCGGTCACTGCCAAGTCCGGTCGCACCTATGGCCTTGCCACTTTGACCAGCGGCTTACCCATGTCAGGCGCTTGCTCATACGAATATTACGGCAAGCCCGGTGCTGGTGATTTTTCGTCATGGTCGAACCCGCTGCTGATGTTTGGCGATGGTGCAGACCAAGGCGCTGCTGGCACGATGAACGGCGGCATTTACCTGTTTGCCACTGATCCTGATGCGAACGGTTGGCGCGGCGGTGTGCTGCGTGTGATCCATAGCAATTACCTTGCGCGGGCACGGACCGGCACCAACGCCAATATCAACTACTACAACATGAACACGGGCGTTCTGGTTCGTCAGGGCGATGCAATCCACGTAGTCGTGACGCACAACGGCACGGGCAAATGGCGTGTCTGGCTGAACGGTCATGTCGTCAAGGAATACAATGTCGATCTAAACCAACCGGCATACGGCAACCGTACCAATGGCGGGGCTGGCACATCACTGCCGGTCTATGTCAACTCGGCCAATTTCGCGGGCAACAACATCAACCGCGTTGGCGAGATTTACCGTGTGCAGGTTTGGGCGTCCGAATTGACCGACGCTCAAGCTTCCACCCTGTTTGCATCGGCGCGCGATAACACCGCTTGGACAGGGCCGTCCGCTTCCAATGTTTGGGACTTCCGCACGACGCTGCCAACGGTTGTCGGTGGCATTACGCTGGCTGACAAGTTCGTTGGGCGGCGCGCTTTGCCGTTCTTCACCGCGTCAACCGATCCGACTGTTGCCGGTGATCCAAGCGCAAGCGGTGATGATATTCGCATTACGACACGGGCAGGCGGAACCAATGGCCGTGCATGGGTAGCGCTGGGCAATGATCCAACCATTGCGCTGTCTTACCGCGTCCGGTCTGTGATCGAATACAACAATGCCACGCGCATCATTTGCCGCGCCGCATCGGATGGCGTCGGGCTTACCGGAACGACGGTATTCGACCTGACAGGCACCGGCACGATTGACCAGACAAACACGGTTGTCGTGGGCGCGGGTGCAAGTTTGTTCCTGCATTATGTCGGCATTTGCGCGGCGGGGCAGTCGTTCGTGATCAAGGCGCAAACCGAGATTGTTCGAATTACCTAGCCATGATCCGCATGACATGGCCAGAGTATCAACGCCAAGAGTGCAGGGTGAGCGGCTTTCGCATCCACCTGTCACCAACCGAGGCAGAGATATTGCTGGTTATGCTCATGCGATACCCGCGCCCGACTGACATTCTGACGCTGATCGAAGCAGTGTGGCCATTGCCGGATGATGAACCAGAGGCGGCGTATCCGGCGATCTATCAGCAATTGCACAACTTGCGGGCTAAGGTTGGTTCGTTTCGGATTGCGAGGTCTGGTCACGCCGGCTGGTTTGAATTGATCCAGGAGCCGACAGACAGGGCGATGTATACTCCGGTGAGAGTGGGGTGACGTGTCAAAGGATCGGCGGTTTTGGTGACTTGAGGGCTGGCTGGGTGTCCTTCATTGCTGCGATAACAGCGGTAGCGACATTGATCCAATCTTGCCCGCCTGTGCATGGCGTCGTGATATAGCCTGCGTCTACCTGTCTGGCGAAATATGCTTCGGCTGCAATCTTCGCTACCCGCTCAATCGCATCATCCGCCACTGCGACAAGCTGGCCGGTGCGGTATCTCAAGAGCCAATCACGAACTGCAAGGCATTTGTCCTCATAGTTGCAGCCCTGTTCGACGGCTTCGACAATACTCTTTGCATACGACATTGCCTCCCCCTCCGTCGCAGCCGCGCTCAATTGCTCAAGTGTCATGGGTTTGGCTCCTTTAATCTAAAGCCGTGGTGCAACCTGTCGGACAATTTGTGACATGCGATCTGTATTGCATTGATTGGTTCGAACCGCTCGTGCTTACGCCCACGTTGGGTGTTACTGATCAAATGTCCCGCCAATTACCACCACGGCTACCCCTTGCGGGATTGGTTAAACTCTGTTGTCGCGGCCTGATATGAAGCCACGGTTCATACGCTTGTCGATGCCAAGTTCGCGGCATTTCTGCTGCACAACCTCGGAGCAAACTCCAATACGTTCAGCACATTCGATAGACGATGCACCTTGCGCACGAAGTTGCTTGAGTGCCTCGATCATCGCAGCATTCCAGCGCATTTTAGGACGAGGCATGGCGCTTATCCCTCGTCGTTCGCGTTGACTTTGCTGGTGGTCTGAACGCCACTTTCAGCTTCCATCGCCATCTGCATGAACAGATCGGCACGGCTCCTGGCTAAATGCCAATTGCTGCGTAGAATGCGCTTTCCTGCGGCGTCTGGCGTAACAAGCCCGCGCTCTGCGATCTTGACTGCCAAGCGGTCCTCGATAGCTGACAGGCAGCGTAATAGGGTTGCGTCATCCATCATTCTGGCCTTTCGTGAAGGGTGCGAGGGCTGCAATGTGCGCATCAACATCCGCTATCTCACGGAACTTCACGCCGCAGCTTGGGCAACGCTGCTCCACAGTCGCACCATCCGCCTGCACTGCGACAAGCTGGCCGGTGCGAACTGCATCTGCGAACAAGCGCATTGCATCACGAGCTTCGCCACCCTCGCCAAAATAGACCGTTGCTGACCATGTGTTGCCGTAGTGGTGTTCGGCAACATGTGTTCCCGATGGAAGCGCCGCAATCTGCTGCTCACTTAGCATCGGCTTGCTCCTTCAGGATTGCGCGGACGGATTGGCATAGTGGGGTAAATGTACCATTTGCCCGCCAAAGTCCGAGTTTACATAAACTTTCAATCGTAGAGAGCCTTCGGTTGCCAGTGGGCCAAAGACCTGTTCGGACTGACCAGATTTGATTTTCCGTAAGTCCCGCCGCGATCTGCTCTGGCGTCGTCATGGCTGGCCTTTCGCCCATGCTTCACGGTTCCATACTGCGACTGTTTGATGCTCCGACCGCTCACGCCCCGCTTCGTGATCACACTGCTTGCAGATCACAAAAAATGCTTGGCAACGGTGTGAGTGCCAGAGGCGGAGTTCGTCACTGCCGCACTTGGGGCAGTCTTCGGCATCGTGCCCGCCGACCATAGTCATTGTCCGTGCTCCACGAGTGCCCGCATCTTCTCAAACGCCACCGTGGGCACGAGAACATATCCGGGGTGATGACGTTCGCTGGTCATGTGGTCCTCGTCCATCGCCTTCGCAGCCTCCACCAGCGCAGCCACATCTGTGCGTGTGGCGAGGCGGTGGCGGGCGAAAGCTTCAAGCAAGGGCTGCGGTTCTGCGCCAAGCTGAAACTTGACTGCAAGGCCGGTGCGATCATCGCGGAAAAACGCTTGTGCGGCGTCGTAATCAGCCTGCGTAACTTCGATCTTATCCATTGGTCCGGTCCTTTAGGGCTGCGAGGGTGGTGGCGTAGATCTGATCTGGATCAGGCTTGTTCTTGCGAGCCTCACGCTTGATCTGCTCCAAAGCCCCCACCAACCGCGCTTCACGCTCGGCAAAGGCTGCTTGGATGGTAGGCGCGTGGTGATCTGGTATGCCAAGCGCGATGCACAGGTCTATCGCGGCCTGTGTCGGGTTAGTCTGGGTCATTGCACGCGCTCCTTTTCACCCGGCCAATGGATTTTGCCGTCCATGCCCTGCCAAGATAGGACGCCTGCACCGTGCCAGTTGATCGGCCAATCAAGCACACTTCCACCTGCGAGGAAGTCGTCCAGATAGTGCGGGTTCGCTGCCAAGAACGACACGATACTGCCCGCAGTTTCCATCGCACCGACATTCGCTTGAATGCCAATAGCCCTTGATACCCTGGCGATGTATTCAATCACGCTCTGAGGCGTCGGGTCAGTCTGCATTATGGCCTCCTGTGGCTGCGAGGAAAGCAATCGCGGCATCGGCGGCGTCCAGATAATCGGACTGGTACGGTTCGTTCACATCACGAAACCGGCCACCACTTTGCCCGCGCTTGGCAATCCAGCGCTCCTTGTTTTTGAATGCGTCCGCGTAGTTGTCGCCCATTGCTGATGCGATGATCTTGGCAAGCGCCTCTCTCCGCCCCTCACCCATGACCGCCCTCCTTGGGTTGGTGGGATGGGCAGGCAGGGTCATCGCCGTGCACCGTATGGAAGTGGCGATTGCAGGATGACGGCACCTTTGATCCGTAAACCCGATAGCCCTTATGGAAGTGTGCGCAGTTGTCGCAGCGGTCTGTCGAGCAAGTCTGACTCAATTGCGCCTCCTATGATATGAGGATTTCCGTTCGCGCGGCACCACGCGAGGGCTTGCGCCATTTCTATGCGCAATTCCCGGCTCTCCCTGACGCGATCATCAATGCGGGCAAGAGTTGCCTTATGCCGCTCCTGAAATTCCACATCAGATGCCGCGCGCTGCTCTGGCGTGATAATTGGAAGACTTCTGCGCAGGCTCTCGGGATATGCCCACATTACCCGTGTTTGTTCCGCCATCACTCACCTCCTGCCTGCGAGAGGGCGGCGCGGGTATTCCAACGCTCAAGCAATGACGGCCCATCCTTAGCTAGCGGGCCTTCAATGTGGCACCCTTCGCATTCGATGGTGTAGCCACGGCCAACGATCTCGCAGACCGTCAGATGACCACTGCCACAAAACGGGCAAGGCAAAGGCGTATGCGCGGGGGTGTCAGTCATTGCGGTTCCTTTGCTCGTTTGGCGCGCATGAATAGCCGGTTGCGAATGCGTTGCTGGACCTTGCGGCATTCCGCCATGATCCGCTTGCTACGCTCCCATTCCGCTTTTTCGATGGCGTCCATAAGTTCTGCGTTCTTCATGGTGTATAGATATACTCCACAGGCGAGACGGTCAAGCCGTAAACTGTTAGACCGGCTTTCCCTACGCTGCCGGTCAAAGCGTCCGAACCATCGCGGGGCTGTCGCTTGGGGGATACTCTCCAATTAAGCCCGCCTGACACCGTGCCAGACTTCGCCGCGATTAGGGGTGGTTAGGCTATGGCGCGCGCGGTGATATCCCGCACAAATCGCCACTTATCAAAGTCCGCCTCTGGAATGACGACGTTAAGCGCCAATTCCATATCGCTGCGAATTTCCCATAGGTCTAGCAGGTCCAGGCCAATGTCGGTTAGCTGGGCGTCTGGATCGGCCTTGACCAAAAGGGGATGGGTGTAGGTCATGGCTTAGCCTGCCTAAATGCAAGTCGGCAGCGCTCTTTTTCGTCCACCACTTTCTGGTAGCGTTCGGCGGTGATCTTCATGCGCTTTGCGACGTTAGGATGTTCTGCAAGCAACCACTGCCAATCATCCCACTCAATTTCAGACAGTGCTAACCATTCATCATTCCACCGATAATCACGCAGGTCATTCAAAGCGCATTCGGCGGCTCGACATTCTTGATGATAGATTGCGCTCCAAAAGTCGCCATTGTGCTTGCCGGAGCAGTCTAACGCGCTTTCACCTGCATTGATCATCACACCACATCCAACGCAATAACGCGGCTTTCTGACAGCTTTGATAATGGTTTCTCGATAGAAGCTCATTTACCCAAAGCCTTCGCCAGCGTGTGCAGCAAGTCCACAGCTTCAAAGTAGCCCTTGGGGTCTTTGTCGAGGTATGCCAGTTCCTCGGCCTGTTTGCGAGCGCGGCACCATTGTTCAAGCGTCATGGCGTTGCATCCATTCTTTCATAGGAACAGGAGCCTTTGCGCGATCGGTGCTGAACCAATGCGCGGGGCCGGTGATCCGCTTACCGTCCGCTGTAACGCGAGTGACGGTAGCGACTTGGCGAAGGGCGGGTTTCACTTGGCGCGCTCCTGCTTGGGAGGCAGTTTGACCTTTACCGATGCAATTTCCTCGCCATCGGCATGAAGGGTTACGGTGCCGGTGCGCTTATCATCGTCAACCCAAGTCGGGGATTGCGGGGTGATCTTTGCACCAAGCGCTTCAAGTGCCTCATTCATGGACAGCATGTGCCGGAGCATTCCCACCATTTCAGGCAGTTCCGCCAAAAAACGAGGGAATGCTTCTTCCGGAATTGCGGCCATTTCAAAGATGGTGCCAACGGGGTAGTGTCTCGTTCATCCTGCTACAATCCAAAATAGAGCGGTCCAAAAGACGACGGCGGCAGGGACAACCGCTAGGCATGTCCAGAAGTCGCGCGGGTCTTGGCGGTAAATGTGGGCGATGGTGCGAAGGGTGCGGGTCACGGCGCTGCGGCCTCCAACCTCTCAAGCTGGGCGCGCAAAGCATCGATGCGGCGGCGCTTAACTTCTTCTGGTGTCGGGACATTGGCGCGCTCGGCTGCGATAATCGCCAAGCCGGTTTCGATCTTGTCCGCGAATGTTTCGCCTTCAACACAGCTATGCTGCTCATTGTTGATGGGCGTGAACATCGTCACGTCGAATGACGGGCCGCAACCTTGTGTCCAGCGCCAGCCAAAAGACCAGTAATCGCACTCGCCAAGGTTCGCCATTAGTATGGCATGGGCGTTGTTAAGCGTCTGGCGTTCGGTTTTGGTCAGATGGTTCATTGTGTTTTCTCCTCAATCAACACCCGCACATCGCGCGCCATGTCCTGACGGGCCTGTGCAAGTTCGCGTTCGGCTTCATTCCAGCGCGCAATGCTTTCCAGCGTGGCAGCATACAGGCGGTCGAAGTCGGCGTAGGTTGGTGCTTGCTGCATCTCACCGGCTCCCGTTTGCGTTGCGGCGGGCGTCGAACCAGCGCCTGCCTTCATAAGCTGCGATCTCGCTGCGGACCTCTGCACGGTCACGGCCAAACACAGTGACGCAGTGGTCAAGGTTGCTGGCGATCCATGGGTCTGACAGCGCGGTTGCGTCGTGGCGTATTGCCCAGCCTGTGGCGCTCATGCTGGTAACTCCGGCAATTCGTGCCAGTGCGTCGGCGGGTCATCGCGATCCGTGTAAACGCAGCTTGAGAAGTCGCCAAAATCCAACTGCACTTTGAACAAGTGGCGGGCGTTGTTCTCACGAGTAAAAACGGTCATGAAAAACTCACCAAGACGGACAATCGGAAAGCCGTCGTCTGGATAGGTCCAGAGCAAAAGCACTTCGGTATTCTTGTCGGGAACGCTGTCTGCAATAGCCTGCCAGCCTGTGGCGCTCATTGGGCACCCCGCAATGCGGCAAGCGCGGACTGCACTGAGATGTCATCGTCATAACTGCCTTCACGCATAAAAGCGGTGTAAGACTGGATATGCTCTGCCCATTCGGTAGCGGTGTGGCGCTGTGATGCGCGTTTCATCGCCAAGCGGATGTATTGATCCGCCGCGATGTCGCGGGCTAGTTGGGTTAGGTCGGTCATTTTCCGGTTCCTCGTTGCTATATGCTTGACATACTAGCGGGCTTGCATCATTGTCAAGCTATATTCTGCATAAAGGAAAACAACGAATGGAAAAATCTAAAGCAATCGAAGCGTTCGGGACGATCAGGCATCTAGCTGCTGCGGCTGGCGTAACTTATGAAGCTGTCCGCCAATGGCCTGCCATCATTCCTGAACCGCGCGCATCGCAGGTCCGTGCTGCCATTGTGGCGAAGGCTGCTCAATTGGTGGAGATGGTGAAGTGAAACCCTGGTACATCCCCGCATGGCTCTGGGCAATCCGCAACGCATGGCATCAGGTGCAGGAGAGTGGACAATGACCCCCGAACAAGCCCGCCGCGCGCGCAACGCCCTCGTCTTTGGCGTGGCGCTGTCTATGTGCTTTTGGATCCCCGTGATTGGAACAGTTTGGAGCCTCATCCAATGAACAATATCCCCCGCGCCGCATGGCCTGACATCCGCGACAAATATCTAAACCAAGGCATGACACGCCAGCAAATCGCAGATCACTACGGAACAACAATGCACCGCATTGTCACTGCGCTGCGGCATATGGAATGCACCCTTCCTAAAGAGGAAGCAAACCGGCGCAATATCGAACGTATTGTGAAATTCAATCATGGCCGAAAACGCGCCGTGCCTGACATTATCCGCCCAGCTCCACCTTACGCATTAACCGGCCTGATTAACGCCACTGCAATGGTTACGCGCTCAAGTGCAGCAGACATCAAGTCACATCGACGCAATCGCTACCTCGTTCGCATCCGGTGGGCAATATGGTATCTGGCACAAGGCCATTACTCATACGCTGGCATTGCCCGCGCCTTTGGCCGCGATCATGCTACGGTGATTTATGGTTGCCAGCAATCACACAAGCTAATCGAAACGGATGGCCTGTTCCGCGATATGGTGGCCATTATTCGCAGTGAGGCATTGCGCACCAAAGAACGCCAGCGCCAAGAGGTTGCAGCTATACTTGAAAGGATTGCAGCATGACCGACCATTTAACAAACCTAGCCGAACGCCTCGCCCAGCTGGTCAAGGATAACCCGGACGGCATCCCCGCCGACTTGCTCGACATCGAGGTGCGCCGCGTTACGGAATTGGCGCATATGGTGGTGGAGGGGTTAACGGACTAACTCGCCCTCATTGCGTAGCGTAGTGACATCTACGCCGATCCACCTAGACCATAGATCAAGCGCCCGGTTGGTATATTCTGACCGGGCGTTTTCATTCATGGCGCGATTGCTGGTGGAGTGATACCGCTTAAAGACCTGACCAGACGGCAGTGCGATCTCGTCAAACATGCCCAGCTTATCGCGGGTAATGTCGTGCAATTCAGCTTCGGTTAGTGTCAGGTTGTGCAGGTCGTTCAAGATTGGCGTTACAACATGCACACATGCCCAATATAAAGACCTGCGACGTTGGTTAGCCTGTCCGCCTTTGATGGTGACAGTCACCTTCCCGCGTATCTCTTTCATGGCCTCCTCTGCCATGCGGTTGGCAGGTCGCAACATGCCAAGGTGCGATTCAAAGATTAGGGGCGGTTGATCACTCATTTGCCAGCCTTTCAGCTTCTGCCATTAAGTCGATGCCATGAACACGATAGAAACCGCGATGGCCAAGCGCCTCAACGCTTTCACGCGGTCCCCATTGGATTTGATGATGGACGGGGCATAGGGGCACCACGCGGTTATGAGAACGTGGCACCCTACCTATGCGATCAGCGTAGCCCGTCACGTGATGTACAGTTGATTGCGCACCACATACTAAGCACGGTAGACTAGCAACATAAGCCATGTGAGAACGCTCATTTTTATTAGCGCCCATGGTTTTCTGAAAACCCCAATTGTTTTTCAGCCCATTCTCTAGCAGCACACGCCGCCTCAAATGTGTCAAAACTTCCTAAATGAAAATTACTTCCTTCGTATCCAATTTCCGCACGCCATTTCTTATTCTTTTTCAAATAATTAACACCAATGCGACCACTCTTATTATGTGCGGGCTTTTTTGAATTTCTACTATTTTCGGCATTATTAACTTCTCGTAGATTCTGTATGCGATTGTCGTCTGTTATGCCATTTATGTGATCTAGTTGGTCGATGGGCCAGCGACCATGATAAATAGCCCAAGCTACTCTATGTGCAAAAAGCGCTTGCCCAGTTACGCGAATACGAAGGTAACCTCTAATTCTGCAAAATGCAGGCTTACCAGCATATCGTGTATTCCAAATTTTCCATGCCCGCCGGTTTGGAAAGTGTTTTTCAACCCTTTCATTCCAAGTTAAAATTCCAGTATCAGCATTATACGAAATCAATTCCCGTAAAATGCTTGGCTCAATTGAATGATTGTATCTCATGTGTAAAATTATACACACTCAATGAATTTATACAACCTCTATCGCAACATCGGAGCCACAAACCGAACAGGCGTGGCTCCGAACGAAGTTGCAATGCTTTTGCGAGCGCCACCGGCTTTCGCGCTTGGGCTTCTTTGCTAGGCGCGGTGGCAGCATGTTATGACATCCCCAAGGCGTTCATATAGGTTTCGAGAACCGCTTCAAATTCCTTGCGGTCGTCTGGCTTCATTTTGCGAAGGCGGATAACGGCGCGCAAGATTTTGCTATCATAGCCGGTCATCTTAGCCTCGTTGTAAACATCCTTGATGTCGTCACCGATGCCTTTCTTTTCTTCCTCAAGGCGTTCTATACGCTCAATTAGCAATCTTAGGCGGTCGTCACTCATGGTATTTTCCTCTTGTCGCGGACTTCTTCAAATTCATCGCGCATTGCGACAAGCGCGGCGTTATATTCCCGCATCGCATCGTAAACGACATCTTTGAGAAGATCCGCGCGCATCAATGGCCATAGGGTGGCAAGGCGATCAAGCGTTGGTTTGCTTATTTCCGCCTCGCCGGTTTCAAGGTTTGCTCTGAAACTTATTTGCATGATTGCCCCCTAAAATCGAATCTCATCGGACAAATCATCATATCCGCCACCGCCAACTTGGCCGGTCGTTTCTTCGCGGTCATCATCGCGCCGCTGCGATTGTCCGCTATTAGGTGTGCCCATAATTGTCACATGATCCGCGCGACATTGCAGGTATGTCTTGCCGTTGTGCTCCCGCGTGGACAGTTCGCCGGATACCGTAACCCGACTGCCTTTGCGTAATATATTGGCAAGACCCTGAGCGCCCTTGCCCCATTTGGTTACGTCTACCCATACGGTTGACTTGTTCTCCCCGTATCCAACGGTAACGCCAACGCCAAAGCTGCAAATATCCGTACCGCTTTGCGTTTGCTTGAATTGAGCGTCTTTGCCGATGTTGCCGGCCAGTGTGACGATAAGCATGTTATTGGGCTACCTTTCGTTCGTGCCATAGTACGCCTGGAATAGTCCGGCGGCTTGCTTCGTGTTTTGCATCGCGATCCGCATACTTGCGAATGAGCGCGAAAAACTCTTCCATAAATTCGGGATTGGTTTTGTAATGCGCATAGGCATGCGCGTAGTTTGTAACTTCGGCATCCCAAATAGACCGTAGCGTAATGGCGCGATAACCATCGCCAGCCACGGCCTTGACCTTTTCCTTTGCCGCGCCATCCGCTTGTGCGATCAAAGCCTTTGCCGCTGCGAGCGCATCCTCAGCCTTGTCCATGACTTCGATATCAGTTGATGCCTTAGCCTCTTGGCGCTGCGCAATGGCATCTTGTGCGGCCTTGGCTGCTTCCAGCGCCAGCTTGTCAGCAAGGGCCTTGCGTTCGGATTCCTGCTTCCTAAGCCAGCCAGTGGTTAGATTGCTGGTCGCAAGAATGGCTTTGGTTAGTTTGCCGTCAGGCGTCTTTTTAAGGCCCTTGGCAGTATAGCCGTTCTGCCAGTCGCCAATCTTTGCAACGGCGTCCTGAAGGGGCTTCTTTTCGACCGCAGCGCGTTCATCCACCATCTTTGCGGCTTCCTGCAACATGCGTTGCAATTTGCCTACCGCGTCAGCTTGTTCTTGGCGTTCAAGCGCCACACCATCGGCCCAGTTACCGGCCTCGGTCAAAAGGTCGTCAACGTGGATTTCGATAGCTTCGCGGCCCTCTGGCTTGGGATCATCAATCGGAGGCCCGCCGTTGTCACCCATGACAGGTTCGCGCGCTTCGCCAGCCAGTGCCTTTTCCGTGTTTTCAGCCGATAGCTTGTCAGTGTGCGCCTTGAGTGCTGCAATCTCATCAACGCGCTCCGGTTCGGTGCGTTCAAGTTTGCGCAAGGCGTTCAAGGCATATGAAAGCGGCATTGTGGCAATCTCTTTGTCGCCACTGCTTGATTTATAGATCATGGCTTACCCCTTAAAACTGAATGTCGTTTGATTTTGCGGCCTCAATTTCCGCTGCAATCTTGGCCAGCTTGCCGTTCAATTGCTTGCGCGCCTGATCGAATGCGGTGACTGGCAATTCCTTGACGCTCTTGATTTTGTAGTGGTCGCAAAACGCCTTGGCATCCGTATTAGTCTGGCTGATCAAGTCGCTGATGATCATCCATTGCGCGTCTGTTAGCGCTTCGGCTGGCTTGGCTTGCTGGCGTTGTTGTGCGGGCTTGGCGGGTGCAACCTCATGCGTTGTCGCGTCCGCATCGTTATCGCCTTCGGTTGGAATGGCGAACGTCATCAAAGCCGCGTATTTGTAAGCTGCTGACATAGCCTTGTTAGTGGCTTTGTCGCCGCTATCCATTGCTTCGCCAAACGTGCGCACGGTGTGAGTACTGCCATCATCGGCGCTCACAAAGTCAAATTCAGCCTCGACCACGACATAAAACAACGTCCCGCCTGATTTTGCGCTGCGCTCTACCAGCGTCCGTCCAAGAATGCGCGGCAGGATGCAAAGCCCTTGCTCTGCCATGATAGGCGATAGGGTGTTATACACCTCGTCGATGCCGCGAAAATTGTAACCGCTGCCTTGCTGATTGCGGCGCGATTTTGAGATGCCAACCTTTGCCAGTTCGGACTGCACCGCTGCAATCTTGGCGTAGACGTTCGTTAGTTTGGGTGTTTCAGTCATTTTTTCCGTACTCCGTTGCCACAACCCTAATTACGCGCTAATGGTTGCGCAGTCAACATCGAATACGGAAAAACACATGGACGAAGATCAAATTCGCAACGCATTGAACGACCGCAACCTCCGGCGCGTAGCTGATGCAACTGGCATTCACCACAATACACTGGTCCGTTTCCGCAAGGGACATAACCCGCCGCGTGAAAGCACTTTGGACGTGTTGCGCGAGTATCTGTCGCGGTGAGACCGGAGACTATCCTACAGCGCCAGCTACGCGACTACATCGGCAAGCTTGGCTTTCGATCCGTGGCAGTTCCGAACGGGTCTGTCTTGGCAGGCGGTGCGGAACAACGCGCGAGGCAAATGGCCAGCTTAAAGCGCGACGGTCTTACTCCAGGCTTTCCGGATTTAATCCTGTTCGCCAAGGGTGGGCGCGTAGGCTTTATCGAGGTCAAGTGCGAAGGCAATTACCAGCAGGCCAGCCAAAAGGAATGCCAGCGATGGCTTACCGAGTTTGGGCATCGCTATGCGGTGTGCCGATCGATCGATGATGTTACCGATACTCTCAAGGAATGGGGATGGATATGATCCGCGCAATCAAACGCTACCTAGCCCGCCGAGCATTGGAGCGCTCCCTCCGGCCTAATCCCACATACAGGCATAACATGCTTGCCCAGTTTACCGCTGAGAGGCGGGCAAGGTATTGGGCTAACGTCGAGGCAGCGTTGCATCCGAACGGTGATAGTGCTAAATGAAAAGTCCGGGGAGCGACATGGCAACGGCGCTCTACCCGGACAAAGTCAACCGGCAAGGAGATTTGCCAGATGAATACCCATTTACAGGATAGTTGCGTCACGCGCAAGGCGTTGCGTGTCATAACATGCGATGCCGCTATCGCTGATAGCGCGTATCTGGTCTATGCCGCCATGAAGCGCGCCGAAATAGACTGCCCTGATTTGCTCAAAATACCGCTTTGGAACAGCTTTAAAGCGAGTGCATGGGTGTGGTTTATTCGTGCGTTTGAGGTGTCAGAATGACCGATTGGGTACGCCTCTGGCACGACATGCCAACCGATCCAAAATGGCGGACTATTGCACGCAAGAGCGGGCAGAGGGTGGGCGACGTTATCGCCGTTTTTAACTTCGTCATTTGCAACGCAAGCGGGAACGCAGCGGAACGCGGAAAACTCAAAAACTTTGATTGCGATGATGTTGCTAGCGCTCTTGACCTGCAAGAGGCCGATGTTGCCGCTATCATGGATGCAATGCGCGGCAAGGTCATTGATGACGATGGCAAATTGACCGGTTGGGAAAAAAGGCAACCAAAACGGGAAGATAGCACTGCGTTCCAACGCAAACAGGAATGGAAAGAGCGGCAACGGAACGCAACGGAACGCAGCGGAACGCAGCGGAACGCACCAGAGACAGAGACAGAGACAGATAATACACTAGCTAAAGCTAGTGACGCGGTTGCGTCCAAGAGGACTGAATTTTGGACCAATGCTAAATCCTACATTGGCGGTAAAAATCCCGGCGGCATGATTGGCAAGTGGCTCAAGGATTTTGACGAAGTTGACGTTAGGCGGGCGATAACATCGGCACAGGCCGAAGGTGCGGTCGATCCGATACCGTACATCCAACGGGTTTTGCGTAAGGCAAAGAGGGAGGCTGACGAAGATAGCTTCACCGGCCCATGTTAGTCCCTCGCAAGGCAGGCAAGCACACTTGCCCCCAGTGCAGCGACAAGCGCAAAAACAAGCGGGACCGATGCCTAAGCGTATCGATCGATAACGGAACAACATTGTGGCACTGCCACCATTGCGGATATTCAGGAGCGGACAATGGCAATTCACCCGAAACACACCGATTGGATCAAGGGACGCGGGATCGATCCGCAGCTTGCCGAAAAGCTGGGGCTGGATACGGTTATCAGGAACGGCAAGGCATGGCTGGCGGTGCCGTACCTAGAGGATGGCGTGGCAGTGAACCACAAGTACCGGCTGACATCCGAGAAGGACCATCGGATGGACGACGGAGCGCCGCTGTCGCTCTGGAACGCCGATTGCCTGAAGCAACCACAAGTTCGCAACGGGCAAGTGCCTGTCGTGATAACGGAGGGCGAATGGGACGCAATAACGGCGATGCAGTGCGGGTTCCCTTACGCGGTCAGTGTGCCCAACGGAGCGCCTTCAAGTCCGACTAAGGACATTGACACGGCAAAGCGGTACGAATGGGTAGACCGTCACGCGGACGACTTGAAAGAGGTTCGAGAATTTATCCTTGCGATAGATGATGATCCGGCGGGCCATTACTTGCGCGCCGATCTAGTCGCGTTGCTTGGCGCTGATCGATGCAAGTTTGTCGAGTACCCGTTCCCATGCAAGGACTTAAACGAAGTCTTGCAGGAATATGGACCGGAGCGCGTTTCGCAATGTGTGGCGATGGCAAAGCCCTATCCAGTCCAAGGGCTTTACACGCTGGCAGACTTTCCCGAAAAGGGCGAGGTGCGGTCATACAGCATCGGGATTACGCCGATCACAGACTTGATTGCGGTAGTGCCAGGAACGCTAACCGTCGTCACAGGCTACGCCAATATGGGTAAGTCCACCATGATGAACCTGATTATTGGCAACGCGCTGATTAACCACTTTCCGGTTTGCGTGGCGTCATTCGAGACGGACGTTAAGCCGATCTTGCGCAATGGATTGAAGCTGGCCATCGCCCAAAGCAATCCGCAAGAAATGGCAAAGATGGACACCACCGACATTGACGACATGCTACAGCAACGGTTGACCATCATATCCCAGTCGGTTGACGAGGATATGGAGATGGACCTTAACAAGTTTTTGGACCTATGCCGAACCGCGGTTGTCCGCCATGGCGCAAAGATGATTGTCCTCGATCCGTGGAATGAATTAGAACACAAGCGCCGCCGCGATGAAACCGAAACCGATTATATCAGCCGTGCGCTTCGGGCGATCAAACGCTTTGCTAAACAGCACGACGTTGCATTCTGGATCGTGGCGCATCCGACAAAGCCGCAAGAGGGCGCAAAGAAAATCCCCGGCCTTTACGATATTTCAGGCTCGGCCAATTGGGCAAACAAGGCGGACTATGGTTTAACCTATCACCGGCCTAAGTTTGACGAGAACAAAGCCAAGATCATCGTAAACAAGGTTCGCATGGGATTGCCCGGCAAAAAGGGTGAAGTTACGGTTTGTTATGACTTCACGAATAGCCGGTTCGAGATAATCTCCGATGCCTAAAAACACCGGCACCACACCCCCGCATGACTTTGTAGACCTCAAGCTGCGCTGTGGTCATGTAGTCTGCCGCATCGATCCTAAGACATACCGCTGGAAGCCATGGCCGGAAGGTGAAAGCGGTGGTGATGTGATCGCGTACCAGCCGGTGAAATAGTTGTTGACCTGCCATTTCATTCTGCTAGTGTGAGGTTATTGGGATTGACCCAGCCGAAAGGAAATCGAGATGAGCATCACCGTTCGCATCGCCAGCAACTTTGGTAACCGCGCAGTGTATCCCGTTTGCGCAAAAGCAAAACTTCTCGCAGACATGATCGGCACAAAGACGTTTACCGACCGCGCTATCAGCCAAATTAAAGCGTTGGGATATGACATCATCGTAGAACAGGCTTCGTTGTAACATGACCCCCCAACAATTCCGCGCAGCCCGCAATGCTCTTGGCCTATCACAACACGCAATGGCGCAAGAGATGCTCATGGGCGTCAATGGCTGGCAATCAATCCTGCGTTGGGAAAAGGGAACGTCAAAGGTTCCAGGCCCAGCCGAATACGCAATCCGCCGGATGATGGATGATGCAGGGGTGGTGGTGGATTAGATTTAACCCGACCGAACGGGTTAAAGGGGCTAGCTATCCCCCGCATGGCTGGCCCCACTTGCACAAACCAACGGGAAGGGGTAAGTTTGGGCTATGGCGAACCTAACCCAAAAGCGTGAGGCGTTTTGCTTAGCCTACATCGAAACAGGCAATCAGTCAGAAGCCTATCGCGCTGCCTTTGATGCTGAAAACATGAAAGCGGAGACTGTGCACAAGCGCGCTTCGGAATTAATGGCAAACGGGGAGGTTAAGGGTAGGATCGCTGAATTACAGGCCCAAGCCGTTGAACGTGCCCTAGTTTCCGTTCAGAGCCTCACTGAAGAGCTTGAAGAGGCAAGGGTACTAGCACTACAGGAAGGACAACCTAGCGCCGCTGTAAGCGCTTCTATGGGTAAAGCTAAGCTGCATGGGTTGTTGACTGAAAAGGTGGATCACAAATCCAGCGACGGCAGCATGACGCCTAAGGTGGTCGATTATTCCAAACTGTCCACACATGCGCTAAAAGAGCTGGCGTCAATCAAGGTGGCGGATGAACCTAACGACTGACCACGTTATCGCGGCAAGGCGTGAACTGGCAAAGCGTAGCCTGCCTGACTTTGCTTGCATGATTGATATTCCAAGCGCTCCCGTTTCTGAAGATGACGACGAGGACGACTTTAGCATCATGCGGTTGGATAGCTTGGCGGACCATCATGCCTTGCTGTTGGAAAAATGCCAAGGCATTGAGGATGGCAGCGTGCCTAACCTTATGGTGTTAATGCCTCCGGGTTCTGCAAAGTCCACTTATGTCGATGTTGTGTTTGTTCCGTGGTTTATGGCGCGAAAGCCTCGGCGCAATGTGATCCTTGCCAGCTATGCCAGCGACATCGCTAAAAAGCAGGGAAGGCGCGCAAGGCAGCTTATCAAATCCAAGGCGTTCGAGAACCTAACACAAGTCACGCTGCGCACCGACCAGAGCGCGGCTGATGAATGGGCACTAAGCAATGGCTCGGAATATATGTCTGGTGGCCTGCTGTCGGGCTTGACCGGCAACCGTGCTGCGCTTGGTATTCTGGACGACCCTATTCGCGGACGTGAAGCGGCTGAAAGTGAGACGATCCGCAATAAGACTTGGGATGCTTACATTGATGACTTTTGCTCCCGTTTAATACCTGGCGCGCCGCAAATCATGATCCTCACCCGCTGGCACCAAGACGATCCGGCTGGGCGCATCTTGCCAGAGGATTGGAATGGCGAAAGCGGTGTGTTTGAAGGACGTGACGGCAGAATATGGCATGTGATATGCCTGCCCGCCATTGCTGATCGTGAAGATGATCCGCTAGGTCGTGCGATAGGTGAAACGCTTTGGCCGCAATGGTTCAACCTAGACCACTGGAAGCCGTTTAAAGCTAACCCTCGCACATGGAATAGTTTGTATCAGCAAAAGCCTGCGCCAGATGAAGGTTCGTATTTCCTGCGCAAAAGCTTTCAACGCTATGACGAGGCACCGGATAACTTGCGTTATTACGGCACAAGCGATTATGCGGTTAGTGAAGGCGGTGGCGATTACACCCGCTTGCGCATTTGGGGTATCGACAATAGCGTTCCCGCCAAAGTTTACATGGTTGACGGCTGGGGCGGTCAAACAAGCTCTGATGAATGGATAGAGGCGCAATGTGATCTGATAGCCCGTTATAGGCCGCGCGCATGGTATGGTGAAGCTGGGGTAATACACAAGGCCATCTTGCCAGCTTTGCAACGTAGGATGCGCGATAGGCGCTTGTCGTGCGCTTTAATGTGGCTGCCGTCGATGGTTGATAAGGTTATCCGCGCTCGGTCGTCACAAGCGATGGTGAGTGAAGGCCGGATATTCATTCGCAACGATCATGACGGCGATTGCTTTATTGACGAATGCGTAGCCTTCCCCGCTGGTCGATACGATGATGACGTTGACAACCTGTCATTGATTGGGCGTGCGGCTGCACAGCTTGCAGGGCCATCTAAGCAATCACCGGAAACACCTAAGCGCCCGCGCGTTGTTGATAGCCGCGGCGCTAATTCAAGTTGGCTCGGTGCGTAGTTGGTGTTATGGCGTTTAGGCTGCGGCGCTGTGGCTGAGTGGTTTAAGGCGCTGTCGCAAGCAGAGGGAAGACTTTCTAGATACGTCCCCCCGCAGGTTCGAATCCTGCCAGCCCGCAGCAACCCTTGCATAATGCTAAATCGCGTGTTAACGTAGTCCGCCAACGTCGTGATGACAGTAGGACCGAGGGTTTGCGCTAGTGAGTGACGACAAAACGCTTAACACAATGCGTGCCCGCCTCACCATGGCGATGGGCGCGTATAGCGATAGTCGGGAAGACGAGCTAGACGACCTGCGCTTTCGTGCAGGCTCACCCGACAACCAATGGCAATGGCCTGCTGATGTGCTATCAACGCGCGGATCAGTGCAAGGCCAGACAATCAACGCTCGGCCCTGCCTGACCATCAACAAGCTACCGCAGCATGTATTGCAGGTCACAAACGACCAGCGGCAAAACCGTCCATCGGGCAAGGTCATCCCTGCCGACGACAAGGGCGATGTGGCGGTTGCTGAGATATTCGACGGCATCGTTCGGCACATCGAGTATATCTCCGACGCTGACGTTGCTTACGATACCGCCTGCGACAATCAGGTGACCTATGGCGAAGGCTATATTCGCATCCTGACGGAATACTGCCGCGATGACAGTTTCGACCAGGACTTGAAGATCGGGCGTATTCGTAACTCGTTCTCGGTCTATATGGACCCGACAATTCAAGACCCTTGTGGCGCTGACGCTGAGTGGTGCTTTATCCGCGAGGATATACCGCTTGAAGAATACGAACTGAACTTTCCCGACGCGCAGCCGATCAGCACGATCATGGCGCAAGGCGTCGGCGATGAAGGTTTGAGCAGCTGGTTGAACAACAAGACAATCAGCATTGCCGAATATTTCTATTACGAAAACAAGACCGAAACGCTGAACCTTTTCGCTGGGAACATGACGGCTTTTGCTGGCACCCGCGAGGACAAAGCGTTTGCGGAACAGTTTGGCAAGCCTGTTAACAGCCGTTCGGTTGTCCGCAAAAAGGTCATGTGGATCAAGACTAACGGCTATGAGGTGCTCGAAAAGCGCGAATGGGCCGGGAAGTATATCCCTGTCGTTCGCGTGGTCGGCAATGAGTTCGAGGTCGACGGGCAAATCTACATCAGCGGCCTTGTGCGCAACGCCAAAGACGCACAGCGCATGTATAACTACTGGGTAAGCCAAGAAGCTGAGATGCTTGCCCTTGCGCCTAAGGCTCCGTTCATCGGTTACGGCGGGCAGTTCGAGGGTTACGAACAGCAATGGAAGACGGCCAACACCACAAACTGGCCATATCTTGAGGTTAACCCTGACGTAACGGATATGGCGGGTAATTCCCTGCCACTGCCGCACCGTGCGCCTCCGCCACTGCCGCAGGCTGGATTGATCCAAGCCAAGATGGGTGCGGCTGACGACATTAAGGGCACGACCGGCCAATACGATGCAAGCCTTGGTATGGCTGGCAATGAAAAGTCGGGCAAGGCTATCTTGGCGCGCGAACGTCAAGGCGACGTTGGCACGTATCATTACGTTGACAACCTTGCGCGGGCTATCCGGCATATCACTCGCCAGCTTGTTGATATGATCCCTAAGATTTACGACACGCAGCGCATCGCCCGCATTGTTGGGCTTGATGGCGAAGTGGATATGGTTGAACTTGATCCGAACCAAGAGGAAGCGGTTAAGGAAGTCCGCGATCCTAATGGTGGGTTGATCAAGAAAATCTACAACCCGACTGTCGGCACCTATGACGTTATGGTCACGACCGGCCCCGGTTACATGACTAAGCGCCAAGAGGCATTGGAGGCTATGTCCACCATCCTGCAAAGCAATCCGCAACTGTGGTCGGTTGCTGGCGACTTGTTCATTAAGAACATGGATTGGCCAGGAGCGCAGGAAATGGCCGACCGGTTCAAGAAAATTCTTGATCCGAAGGTTCTTGCGACTGACGAAATGACGCCTGAACTTGCAGCGGCCAAGCAGCAAATCCAAGCCCTGACGCAGGAGCTTACGCAAGTGACGACGATCATGGAGAACATCCAAGATAGCGCCGCACAGCGTGAACTCGACATCAAGGAATACAAGGCAGAGGTTGACGCCTTCAACGCGAACACAAAACGCCTTGATACGGTCAAGGAAAGCCTAACCGCCGAACAGGTGCAGGATATTGTGCTGGGTATGTTGGACAGCATGAACGCCGATATGCCGCCGCTACCAGACGCAATGCCTGCAATGCCTATGGAAGCGCCTGCAATGGCCCCTGAACAGCCAATGGCACCACCCGAACAACCCATAATGGAACAACTGCCCGCACCTGTTGCGCAGCCTGAGGAAGACGTAAATGGACATCTTTAACCCGCTTGAAGGCGCGCAGTTTGCTTTGCAGAGCGTCGCTTATACCGGAACCGCTGGTTCAACCACCGGCTGGCCCGCTGGCCCGCAGGGCGTGGCTATCTGGTCAACGACCGACGCTGTTGTGGTTGTGGGTGAAAGCGTCACGGCCACGGCTTCGGTCGGTATGCCATTGCCCGCCAATACGCCTGTTGTTTTTAAGGTTCCGCAGGGCACTGGCGCAAGGTGGCGCGTCTCTGCAATTCAGCTTTCTGCTGGTGGCACGGTGCTTGCAAAGCCTTGCAATATCAGTTGATACCGTACCGGTGAGGCACATCGGGAACCTGTGAGGGTTAAAAATGGACGACGAAACTTTTGAAGCGGAAGTAACCGCGCCGGTTCTTGATCTTACGGCAGATCAGGCAATCGCAGAACCTGAAGCGCCGGAAACGAATGTCGAGGCGGTCAAGACCTTCACACAAGAAGAGCTTGACGCGATTGTCGGCAAGCGTCTCGCAAGAGAGCAGCGCAAGTGGGAACGTGAAGCGAAGGCTCCGGAAGCCCCTAAGGGTGAGATTTATTCGGACGACTTCGATTCAACCGAGGCTTATGTAGATGCACTAGCCGAACGTAAAGCTGAGGAATTGCTGGCAAAACGGGAACAAACCCGCGCGCAGCAAACCGCTTTGGACGCCTATCACGACCGTGAAGAACAGGCGCGGGAAAAGTATGATGACTTTGAACAGGTCGCATACAATCCAACGCTAAAAGTCACGAGCGAAATGGCGCAGGTTATCCAAGCTTCGGATATTGGCCCCGATTTAATTTATCATCTCGGCAGCAATCCGAAGGAAGCGGAACGTATCTCCCGACTTGCCCCCTTCTTGCAGGCAAAGGAACTCGGCAGGATCGAAGCCACTTTGGTGACGACCCCACCGGCACGGAAAACAACCACCGCGCCTGCCCCGCTTTCCCCTGTCACTGCCCGCACTTCAGGTGCGCCTGTCTACGATACCACCGATCCGCGTAGCCTTAAAACTATGTCAACATCGGAATGGATCGCAGCGGAACGGGCAAGGCAGTTGAAGCGCGCAGGCGGCTAACCGCTTGAAAGGAATTATTTATTTCGAACTCAATTCTCACTATCGACATGATCACGCGGAAGGCACTCGAAATTTTCGAGAATAGCCTGACGCTGACCCGCAACATCAATCGCCAGTACGATGACAGCTTTGCGCAGGAAGGTGCTAAGATCGGCTCCACCCTTCGCATTCGCCTGCCTGACCGTGCGCTTGTGACTGATGGCGCTGCACTTCAGGTGCAGGACCAGAACGAACAGTTCACCACCCTGACGGTTGACAGCCAGAAGCACATCGGCCTGAACTTCACCACTGCTGAATTGACGATGCAGTTGGATGACTTCGCCGAACGCATCCTGAAGCCTCGCGTTTCGCAGCTTGCATCGTCGGTTGATCAGGCTGTTTACGACAACGTGTTCAAGTATGTCGGCAACACCGTCGGCACGCCGGGCACGACCCCTGCAACCTCGGCAGTTCTGCTTGCTGGCAACCAGAAGCTGAACGAATTTGCCGTGCCAATGGGTGAGCGTTATGCCACCGTCAACCCTGCTGCAAATGCTGGGCTTGTGGAAGGCATGAAGGGCCTGTTCAATCCAACCGGCACGATTGCAAAGCAGTTCAAGTCTGGCTTGATGGGCGAAGGCATTCTTGGTCTTGACGAGATCAACATGTCGCAGTCGGTCAAGGTGTTCACCACGGGTTCGCGTTCAGCCACTGGCGGCACGCTGTCGGCATCGGTGACCACTGAAGGCGCAACCACCATCTCGATCACTGGCGCTGGGAATGGTGCAACGGTCAAGTTCGGTGACGTGTTCACGGTTGCGGCAACCAATGCCGTTAACCCGCAGACGCGTGAAACGACTGGCTCGCTGTTCCAGTTCGTTGCGTTGGCTGATGTCACGCTGAATGGTTCGGGTGCAGGCACGATCACTGTTGCGCCAATCTATTCGGCTGGCACTGCCCTTGCGACTGTGGATGCGCTGCCACTTTCGGGCGCGGCTGTCGTGTTTGTTGGTGCGGCATCTACGGCTTACCCGCAGAACCTCATCTACAACAAGAACGCCTTCACCTTCGCCAGCGCCGACTTGCTGATGCCACAGGGCGTGGATATGGCCTCGCGCCAGACCCACAACGGTATTTCGATGCGTATTGTTCGCCAGTACGACATCAACAATGACCGTATGCCTTGCCGTATCGACGTGTTGTTCGGTTCGGCGGCTATCCGTCCTCAGGCCGCAACCCGCATGTGGGGCTAACAATTCGGGGCGGGTTTCGGCCTGCCCCATTTCTTGAAAGGTGATTTATCATGGCACTCGCATCAATCGGCGGCGGTTATCAGCCAAATGACGGCAATCTTAACGAGATCGTTGTCGGCAAGATGGCCGCTCCTGCCACCGCAACTGTAACTGCAACCCTGGCTGTCGCACAGCTTTTGAGCGGCATTCTCCTTGGTTCGCCGGGTACTTCGGCAGCAGCCTACACCACCCCTACCGGCGCGCAGATCGACGCTGCGTTGACCAACGCAAAAATTGGCACGACGTTTGATCTTTGCATCATCAACGTTGATGGTTCGTCTTTGGGCGTCATCACCTTGACGGCGGGCACCGGCATTACTATCGTTGGTCTTGCCACTGTTGTTGCCACGGCAGGCACCGCGCAGGTGTTTCGTTTCCGTAAGACGGGTACGGCGACTTACACGGTCTATCGTTACGGCTAATGGCGCGGGGGGCTTCGGCCCCCCAAACC